GTGTTGGTGGACTGATAGCGACGATTGCAATGTTGAAAATCGGGCTTGCATATCTCGGCATATCATTCTCGTTTGCGTTCTGGCCCGTCACTATCGCTGTCGCTGCCGTGCTTGCTCTTATTGTAGCTGGCAAACTTATGGTGAAGTATTGGAGTACGATCGGGCCAATTCTTGAAGGTGTCTTGGGCGGCATTATCAACAAGTTCGCACAAATTAAGGATCTTATCGTTGGTGGATTTGAGTTCCTCGGATTGTCAGACACTACCCACAAGCTCGTTGGTAGCATCGACAACGCGATGATTGAGAACAAGTCTGAAGTTAAGATCGTGATTGAGGCTGAGCCCGGTGTGATCAAGGAGGTTGACACTCGTACGGAAGGCAATACGATAATCGACACTGGCAATTATTCCACGGCATACGGGAATTGAAATGGCAGTCACTGACTTGAAAAGCAAATTGAAACTTGCTAAGTTTCATGGTGCAACTTTGTTCGCCACTAAAGTAACGACTGGTGGAGGGAAAGCGCTTGCTCGTAAAAAGATTCTTAACTCAAGCAAGCAGAAGGTTGAGGACCTTGGAAATAATGATAACATCTATTCAGTAGCTGGATTCATCTCAGCGAGGTTTGTCCTAGACAATGAGGGCGAGATGTCGGAGAATCCTTCATACTTTGAGATGAAAGAGAATTTACTGAGCGCATTTGCGATGTCTACTCCAGGCATATTCGTAAATCCGTTTGGTCCGGATATTCCAGCAGCAATATGCTCTGAATGGGAAATAGAAGAGTCTGAGCAATTCATTGGTCTGACACCTGTTACATTCACCCTTGAGATTTCAAGCATTGACGAAATTGTAGTTAAGGCACCGGCCTCTATTGACGAAGTAAATGCTCTCTCGAATAGCCTTGATGAACAAACGAACGCTAGTATCGCAGAAGGTTTTGGAGTTGAGAACTCAGGCAATTTTGCTGATGCGATGGAAACTGTAGGCGATGCAATTGACGCTATCAAAAAGGCCGCAGAAAAAACGAATATAGCGCTCGATAAGCTTGACGAATTCAACACTGGCATCGGTAATCTTTCTTCGGACATTGCTGGTCTTGTTGCGACTCCGCAACGTATAGCTGATGGATTAACCAATAGCATTCAGTCAATCGGTGGTCTCTATACTTCTGTTCGTGGAACCTTCGGGACTCTAGTGAACCTGTTTGGTTTCGGGGAAGGGAGTGTAGACACAAGTATTCAGACAGCAGTGAGCATCGAGAGAGCCGCGAATAAGGAAGCAATCAACAATGGTGTAAACATATTAGCGATTAGTCAAGCGTACCTTCAGGCTTCATTAATTGAATTCGAAACTGTAGAAGAGATTGATGAGATAAACGAAATACTTGAGGATCAGTTTGCGAGCCTATCACAGGATGCGTCTCTTACGGACCTGCGCTTTGCAGCTCAAAAAGTTTTTGATGAAGCGAGAATAACTGCGCGAAGAATTATTGAAATTGAAAGCACCCCGACTTCTGCAAGATTGCTTGCATATCAATATTACGGAAGTTCAGAGTTGGGTGATTCAATCACTGAGTTAAATGGATATCAGCACTCAGACGATATCTCTGGAACGATTAAGATACTTACAGCATGAGTGATAGAAATGTTGTCATCGAGGTAAACGGAAAGCAGTATTCTGGATTCACTGGGATGAATGCTACTGCTTCATTGCGCGAGCTTTCACGTTCATTCGTCCTTGATGCAGTTTCAGACTCGAAGCAGCATGTACCTTTTAAGCGTGACGACAAGTGTAAGATATACATTGGAGAAGAGAAATTTTTAACTGGGTTCGTTGAAGAGATCACAACTAGTGGGACTAAGAGCTCTCATAAAATCGCTATTGTTGGACGTGATAAATTGGCGGATCTAGTTGATAGTCGAATCAATGTACTCGGAGATTTAAGACCTCCGGTTTCGTTACAGCGTTGCATTGAGCATGTGATCAATCATCTTGGACTTGATGTCAAAGTTATAGATGATGTCGGTGGCGAGTATGTTCGTTTCTACGGATTAGAGAATTGGGCTACGGGATTTAGTGGTAAGGTAGCACGGGAGTTGCAACTATTCACTGAAGCTGAAGACCTTGCTACGCCAGAGCCTGGAGGGAAAGCATTAGATTACGTTATGGGTCTCGCGCTAAAACGTCACTCGTTGCTTGTTCCAACAGCTAATGGTGATCTAATGGTTACTCGTGCTTCTGGGAAAGAAATTGACGCAGCCATTACTCACATTGATGGTGATGACAACAACAACGTCCTAACCTACACGTTCAAGGATAGCGGTCTGAAAAGGTTTGGTAAATATATCGACATTAGTCAGTTCAATATTATCGCAGCAAATGAATCAGGTTCTGTTACCGCTGGGAAAATTGTTGACAATCGAGGTATCGCAACTGATGAACAAGTTCGGCAGACAAGGCAGCTAGTTTTCGAAAGCGAAGTTGCAAGCTCTGAAGGAGAAGCTCAGGATCGTTCTGCATGGGAGCTTGCTATTCGCCGAGCACGTGGAAGATTTTATCAATGTAATGTTGATGGGTACAAGAACCAGACAGGTAAGAATTGGGCTGTAGGAACTATTCTCCCAGTAGTTGATGAGTTCGTCGTGAAAGGCGGACTGAAGGAAGAAATGATTTTAGACAAAGTCATATTTAGCCTTGATAAAGATAGCGGGCATTCTTCGAATTTGCGTTTCGTAAATCGTGATGTGTATCAACTTGAGGCTATTGGGAATGTCTGAAAAATTCGTACATGTCATAAAGGAAGACGACGGCACACGTGACTTTCCGAAACATAAGATTCAATATCATGGCAAGCCAGTTGACGCAATTGGATGGTACGGGTATGGAGTATTCGGGAATCCAGATGATTGCATGGCTAGACTTGAAAGAGTTGGCGGCAATGAACAACGTGTAGTTTGGCCTGATGACCCGACGAATAGACCAGCACAAGCAAAGAATGACTCTGGGATATTCAACCCAACTACTGGAGCGAAGGTTCATTTCAAGGCTAACGGTGATCTTGAAGTAACGACTACGGGCAATCTCGTCATGAATGGCGCATTGTTTGAAGGAAATTTTGGTGGTGAAGAAGTTATCGCTATACTCGCAGAAATGATCCAGTCAATGCATGACTTAGAAGTAACTCATTCTGGTGATCGACCAACGACGGCAGCGTTCAAAGCATTGATGGTTGCGTTAAAAGCAAGAGTCGAGGGAATGGGCACATGAGCACTGGCATCGATGCGAAGCTTACTCTAGACTCAGACAATATCTGGACGATGACGCTAACTGAAGATGGGGACATTGAAACAGAAGACGCGTTTGAAACATATATCATCGTAGCATTGTTCACAGATATTCGCGCAGATGGAAGTGAAGTTGCGACTTCAGAAAATCGTAGAGGGTGGATTGGTAACGAAGAAACTCCAGGCTTTGAGATGGGTTCAAAGCTATGGCTTCTTGATCAAGCGGATGTTACTCCAGCTAATGTTAATCTCTCAGAAGAATATGCGCTTCAAGCACTTTCAAAAATGGTCGAAGAAGAACTAGCACTCTCTGTGCGTGTAGACTCTTCCGGCACTCATGAAGGTATTCAAATTGCAGTTGAAATCATTCGTCCTGATTCTTCTGTATTTCTTAGATACTTTAATCTTTGGGAGAATACGGGGAAGTAAATGGCGATTAATACTCCTGAAAATGCGACTGAGATTTCTCAGCGAACTAAAGTAGATGTTCAGCGAGAGTTGGGTTCGAGCAATCCATTTCTTTCGATGGCTTGGCTTGGTGGAATGATTAGCGGATTAAGCAATCGGACATTCGAATTCTACAAAGCTCTTTCTCAAACGGCCTTGCAGCAACTTCCTGACACAGCAACCGGTGAATTTCTTGCGCGATGGGCTGCAATATGGGGAATAGTTCGATTGGCCGCAACTCAAGCCACTGGAAGAATCCATGCGTTTACAGGTCTAGGTATACTCATACCTCCAGGAACGGTTTTCAAAGTCGGGGATAAGTCTTATACAGTTGACTCTTTGACAACTGCTGGAGTCCCCGTAGATAATTCCATTGTTTCGATTACACGCTCAGGATCTGTTGCGGAGGTAACGACTACTGCGAATCACTTTTTCGCATCGAATGCGCAAATTACGATTAACGGTGCGAACGAAGCTGAGTATAACCTTGTGAATCCAGATATCATTGTTACTGGGAACAGGACATTTACATATGAAGTTGCCGGAACTCCGGCAACCCCAGCAACAGGGACTCTCACATACGGTGCCTTTTTCGCTCTCGTTAGTGTCACATCCGTAAAGTATGGTGATCCACAAAATCAGCTTACCGATGTGGTGATGACACTGGAAACACCGATCACCGGGGTCACTGACGAAGCTTCAGTTTTGTTTCAGCTCCCCGTAGAAGGTGGAGCTAAGCAGGAGATTGATACAGAATTCCGTGTACGATTTCTTGAGCGATTACAGAATCCAGTCGCACACTTCAATGTCTCAGACATCATCGCTCAAATGAAATTGGTCACTGGCATTACGAGAGTTTTCGTAAAAGAGATCACTCCGGCAGTCGGTCAAGTCACTGTGTACTTCACACGAGACAAAGACTCTAGTCCAATACCTTCTGCTCCTGAAATCACTACTGCGAAAAACAAGCTATTGGAGATTAAGCCAGCTACGACTTCTGACGCAGATGTGATTGTCAGCGCTCCTTCTGAGCTTTCACAGGACTTCACTTTCACTGATCTTCAGCCAGCAACTGACTCGATGTTCGCGGCAGTAAGCGCAAGGCTTCAGCAATTTTTTGAAGAAGTTCCAGAGGTTGGAGTTGACGTTGACGAAGATGTCTACCGTTCTGCGATTGCTAATACGGTTGATACCAGCAATGGCGATACGGTTGAAACTTTCACACTGTCAACGCCTACAGGTGATATCACCACGACCTCGGCGCAACTCGTAACTCTCGGAACGGTGACACCGCCATGAGCAGAAGTGTAGATGTAGAAACGAAGATCATAGCCAGGTTCATGCCAGGTGGAAAAGCTTGGATCACATTTCGTATCGTTGGTCATGTCGCGAATTTGATTCTTCGCGGTATGGCAAAAGAGAATATACGTGTCTATGACACGATAAACCTTTTGTTTGACAGCATACCAGACGAGACCGAACTGTTCCTTGATGAGTGGGAGTCTGCGCTAAAGATTCCTGATGAGTGCTTTAGAGAGCATTCTAATCCAATCATAAGGCGTAGGAACATTGTCATTAAACTTGCTTCTCTTGGTGTTCAGACACCTGCAGATTTCGTTACGCTTGCAGCTCTGTTCGGCCTCTCCATAGAAGTAAACAGTGGTATTGATCATGTCCCTCCTGGTGATGGTGGATATGGAACTGCTTCGCCACCATTCGCTATTCCAGCCGATTTCGCTGACGTGAAAACTGCAAGGAATACAATTGTCATTCGTGTCGTAGTTCCAGCAGACCTGACTTTCCCACTTGATTTTCCTATCCCATTTACGAACCCAAGTAAAGAGGAAATGGAATGTTTGTTTACGAAGCTCAAGCCAGCAACTAACGACATCATCGTTATAGAGGTATAGGAGAAACAATGCAAGATCTAACTGGAAAACTTGACGGTGCTGGTCCTCCGAATGGGCAATTGCCTGCAACAGAATTTATCCAAATTCCTACAGAAATGCAGACCATTATTCAAGGACTAGGGATTTCCCTTAGCGCAGGAGATGGCAGTCAAATGGCAGCGGCGATTGCCATGATGTGTGGAGCTTCAGATTATTTCACTGGTGCCGGGACTGCCAACGCTCAAACTCTTACGACAGTTGCCCCCAAAGAAGATATCAGAAGTTACATCACCGGGGGTCGCGTTCGGTGGCTCCCATCTGTTGCTAATACTTCTGGGACGGTTGTCATGGATGTTGACGG